AAAAAATATTATATATAGGGAGATCAAATACAACGGTTTACTTGTTATGATGCAAACATTGGTTAGTTAGTGAGATACATCGCCATCAATTGGGTAACTTTACCCGTGGAAAGTTAACGCTTTCTAACATTTACCCCGCGCAACGCCCCTGCCAGCGACAAGAGTCACAGGATCAGGCGGTATGGCGTATGGGTATTCGAACCCTTTGGGCGACCAAGGGTTCGTGGAGCAGGGGGCTAGTGCTGTTCAATCTCATCCTTATGAGGGCGAACCATAGTGTTGGAGCAGACATATCGTTTGCACACTATGGGCATAAGGAGCAAATCATGAAGAATGATAAATTAACCAACGAACAGCAGGCGCAGAACAAGTCAAACCTGAAAAAGTGGGCTGGTTATGTTTGGAAATTAATCAAATGGGGTATTAGACTGTTTGATTTAGCCACTCGAGCACTGGACTACTTTGAAGGGGGTGATGAGTAATGCGTCCTCCCTAGTTTCAATAGCATGGAGTTGCCTATGTTACACAGAGCCCTTCGTTTAATAAGGCAATACCATAAAGAGTCATTGGTTGATTTATCAACATCTTTAGGTATTCCAAAAGAAAAAATAGTAGAACTCGAAAGTGGGGTTTGGTCGCCTACAATTGATGTTTTACAGCGTTACGCCTCCCATTTCGATATGCCGGTATCTTCTTTAGTATTTTTTTCAGAATCGTTAGGTACGCAGGGGCGTTTATCTAAGCGTTTCCGTTTAAATTTAGCTGGTAAAGTATTAGATGTTATTGAGTGGGCGAATAAGAAAAATGAAAAGACGAATAAAACTCAAAATTTCCACTAAAAATAAATCTTACGATATAATTGATTCGCCGTTTTATAAAATGAGAAGTAAAAGGAAATTGGCTTCTTTATTGGGGGTTGATGTAGGGGATTTATCAACCTTAAAAAAAGATGAAGGCAATTATTCTATTTTTGAACAGTTATCTAAAAACGGAAAGCCACGTAAGATACAAAAACCATTAGAAAAATTAGATGTGGTGCATACTCGTATTGCAAGTCTGCTATCGCGAATTACCTTGCCAGATTATCTACATTCTGGAAAGAAGGGATGTTCTAATGTTACTAATGCTAAAATCCACCTTAATAATGAAAGGTTGATGACAACCGACATCAGGGCTTTTTTTCCATCAACTACTAGAGAAATGATATTTTCATTCTTTTTTTCTGTTATGAAGATGTCATCTGATGTTGCGGATGTATTATCGTATATATGTACTTGCTATGGGCGTTTGCCTACAGGTAGCAGGATTAGTATGCCTCTTGCATATTTTGCAAATTCAAGAATGTTCGGAGAAATACACCAACTTTGTAATAAACTACACGTAAATATGTCTGTTTATGTTGATGATCTAACTTTTTCAGGACAAAACGTTAATAGACTATTTTGTTCAGTGATTCGCAAAATAATAAATAAGCATGGTCATGTGATGCATGCGGATAAAACAAAAATTTATAGTAGAGAAAAGCCTAAGTTGGTAACAGGTGTTATTGTTTTGGGCGGTTCTTTAAAAGTCAGGAATAAGCAGCATCTTTTAATGTCTCAAGAAATTGAATATTGGAAAATGATAAAGGATGCAGCGTGTGCAAGAGAAACTCATACTGCCAAAAAGTTATTTGGACGATTGCATTCTATGGGGGTAATTGAACAACGTTATAGATCAAAGGTGCTTACATTAAAAGCAAGTACTGCACTTTAATACAGGTTCCTGTAAGTGATTATATTGTTCTTAAGATACTTACTGATGTTATTTCCCCGTAGCCTTAATTTCTGCGGGGAAGTATGGAGATATTTTGGTTATGGAATGCTAATTTTTTAATGTGTATTTTTCTGTGATTAGTTTCATTGTTCTTTCCAATCCTAAATATACAGTGGCATCAGTAATATTGAGCACGGCAAGTTCTTTTAAAATTTTCTTTTTGTCTCTGATGTTTATTTTTTCTGTCTTAAAGTTGTATGGTGAATTATCTGCCTGATCGTTGGATATCTCAGGAAAAACGGCGTTATTACCGAATAATAAAAAGGCACCGGATTGAGATGATATTCTTTCATTATTTATCCTGCTTTTTACAAAAATTATCTTTTCCAAATCATCTGGATTTATTATGCTTTGAAAATATGGTTTTTCATGCTTTATGGATTCTAAGAGTTTAAGGCAAGCATGAGAGTTGTTAAAATCATTATTTCTTTCTTCGAAAGAAAGCTTGTCTTTCATGTCTTTTGATAGCATGCATAAATTAGATATGCAACTGACAGTGTCGGAATCGAAAAATTTAATGTTCTCTCTGTGTGTTTTAAATATTATTACTTGACCATCGATATCGTTTTTGTCGGAATTTATACTACTGCATGCAAAATAAAGTGCAATTAATGGATTTGATGTGATGTCAAGTAAGCGAGTAGGTATGCCATAATGTTGCATTCTTACAAGTTTATCAAGCATTGATGTATCATCAATGAATTCTGAGGGTCTTGCGCTCAATGCTTCTTTAACAAGGTTGATTTCATTATGTAGAAATTTATAGTTCCCATTTTCATATTTTCTGAAAAGAGATGGTGCAAGTTCATAAGATGAATCTGAATGACCCCTGTAAAAAATCTCCTCATCCATATCTGCTGTTATATGGAGAACTTTTTCAATAAATTCTTGTAAACTATTTACGGTTAATAATGTGCTATCTTCGTCTGGGAGAGGCGCTGGACTGCTATCCACTTGTGCATTTTGGTTAATACCAAATGTCTTAAGGATATCATCTATATTTTTGTCTTTTATGGCCCAGTGTGTTCTTTTAAGGCCATAAGTTCCGAGTTCTAAACTGCTTTCAACACTTTTGGCGTCTGATATTTTGATTTCATTGTGTGTATGGGTGATTGCAAATTGGAAGTTGATTTCTTTTCCCTTAATGTGAATATTTGAAATTCTTCCAATTCGTATGTCGACATAATAAGGTTTTGCTCCCTCTATTTGATAAGCTTCACTCATGAATATTGTTGGGAGTTTTTCAAGATAAGATAGTACATTGCTGCTTAATGGGGATAGTTTTTTGCGAATACCATCGGAGGTGTTTTCAAACATTCGTGATAAAAGAAATGAGAATTCTCCATTATTTTGGCTGAATGGTTTCCAGTGGTCGTAGTGGTCGGGAAAACCACCCATAATTAAATTAATCATAATTACCTGTTCATCTGATGTAGGTGTAGGAATGCTTGTTGTTTGTTATGGTAATGTTAACGCTTGTTGGTGGCAACTACTATTACTACTTGCTGTTAGAGCTAAGACATTTTTTGATTGCTTGTAATGATAGCGAGCCTTTAACTAACTGGGATTTTGAAAAAATAAATGAATTGTCAATTTCCTGAGATTTTTATTACTGCATTCATTAAGTGCATTTTTTTGCGTGTGTTAGTTGCCATGCTTTTCCATGTTTGTTACCAGTGTTGATGCGGTTACTGTGTTTTAATGCAATTGCATTAAAAGCGCCCTATGAAGCGGGCGGGCGAGGCGGGGAAAGCACTGCGCGCTGGCGGTGGTGCGGATTTTATTTTTTCAGCGTCTGAGCGCGTCGTGAAGGCGTTTACTTGGCCTGCTAGGGCGTTGGTGTGTCTGCGGGGTGTTTTGTGCGGTGGTGAGCGTGTGAGGGCGTGATGACGGGGTGTAAAAAAGCCGCCCGCAGGCGGCGATGTTCAGCCGTTGTCAGTGTCCAGTGAGTAGTTTTTAAAGCGGATGACCTCCTGGCCGAGCCAGCCGTTTATTTCCCGAATCCTGTCCTGTAACGGGATTAGCTCATTGCGGACAAAGACCTTTGCCACTTTCTCAATATCACCCAGTGACCCGACGTTCTCCGGCTTGCCACCCATCAACTGAAAGGGGATGCGGTGTGCGTCCAGCAGGTCAGCGGCGCTGGCTTTTTTGATATTAAAAAAATCGTCCTTCGTCGCCACTTCACTGAGCGGGATAATTTTAATGCCGTCGGCTTTCCCCTGCGGGGCATAGAGAAACAGGTTTTTAAAGTTGTTGCGGCCTTTCGACTTCACCATGTTTTCGCGAAGCATTTCGATATCGTTGCGATCCTGCACGGCATCGGTGACGTACATGATGTATCCGGCATGTGCGCCATTTTCGTAATACTTGCGGCGGAACAGCGTGGCCGACTCATTCAGCCAGGCAGAGTTAAGGGCGCTGAGATATTCCGGCAGGCCGTACAGCTCCTGATTAATATCCGGCTCCAGCAGGTGAAACACGGAGCCGGGCGCGAAGGCTGTCGGCTCGTTGAAGGACGGCACCCACCAGTAAACATCCTCCTCCACGCCACGGCGGGTATATTTTGCCGGTGAGGTTTCCAGTCTGATGACCTTACCGGTGGTGCTGTAACGCTTTTCCAGAAACGCATTACCGAACACCAGAAAATCCAGCACAAAGCGGCTGAAATCCTGCTGGGAAAGCCACGGGTGCGGGATAAACGTTGAAGCCAGAATATTACGTTTGACGTAAATCGGTGAGCTGTGATGCACGGCAGCACGCAGGCTTTTTGCCAGACCGGTAAAGCTGACCGGCGGCTCATACCATCTGCCGTTACTGATACATTCGACGTAATCCAGAATGTCACGGCGGTCGAGCACCGGCACCGGCTCACCAAAGGTGAATGCCTCCATTTTCGGGGCGCTGGCGGTCATTTTTTTTGCCGCAGGTTGCGGTGTTTTCCCTTTTTTCTTGCTCATCAGTAAAACTCCAGAATGGTGGATGTCAGCGGGGTGCTGATACCGGCGGTGAGTGGCTCATTTAACAGGGCGTGCATGGTCGCCCAGGCGAGGTCGGCGTGGCTGGCTTCCTCGCTGCGGCTGGCCTCATAAGTGGCGCTGCGTCCGCTGCTGGTCATGGTCTTGCGGATAGCCATAAACGAGCTGGTGATGTCGGTGGCGCTGACGTCATATTCCAGACAGCCACGGCGGATAACGTCTTTTGCCTTGAGCACCATTGCGGTTTTCATTTCCGGTGTGTAGCGGATATCGCGCGCGGCGGGATAGAACGAGCGCACGAGCTGGAACACGCCGACACCGAGGCCGGTGGCATCAATACCGATGTATTCGACGTTGTATTTTTCGGTGAGTTTGCGGATGGATTCAGCCTGAGTGGCAAAGTCCATGCCTTTCCACTGGTGACGCTCAAGTATTCTGAATTTGCCACCGGCCACCACCGGCGGTGCCAGCACCACGCATCCGGCACTGTCGCCACGGTGTGACGGGTCGTAACCAATCCATACCGGGCGGGAGCCGAACGGATTGGCGGCAAAGGGTGCATAGTCTTCCCATTCTTCCAGCGTGTCGACCATGCAGCGTTGCAGCTCCTCGAACGGGAACACCGACGCCTTGTCGTCAACAAATTCACACATGAACAGGTTTTTAAAATCGTCGGCGCTGTTTTCACGTTTGAGCTGCTCAATGTCGAACAGTGTGCAGCCGCCTTTCAGGGCGTCCTCAATGGTGACAATCTGCCGCCACTGGCCGTCCGCACAGAGAAGCCCGCTGGCAAGGGCGTTATGACTGACGTCGATTTCCACACGTTCGGCGGCGCTGGCACGTCCCCGGTTGAACAGTTCACCTGACCAGAACGGGTAGGCGTCGTGCGCCAGCGTGGACGGGGTGGAGAAATAGGTCGAGCGCAGGTGACTCTGTGAGGCCATACCTGATGCCACCTTACGCAGTACCTGAAAATTCGGGATCCAGAAAATCTCATCGACGTACAGGTCGCCGTTATGGCTCTGCGCGGTGTTGGAGTTGGTGCCGAGAAAAATCAGTTTTGCGCCGTTATTGCCCAGGACAATCGGGTCACCGGTAAGGTCAACGTCCACCAGACGGGCAAAGGCGATGATGTATTCGCGGAACACATACGCCTGCGTTTTACTGGCCGACAGAAAAATCTGGTTATGACCGGTTTTCAGGGCGCGCAGCAGTGCCTCGCGGGAAAAATAAAACGTCGCGCCAATCTGGCGGGATTTCAGGATATCGCGGATGCGGTGCTCAAGCCCGGCGCGATACCAGTGCAACTGATAGTCGAAAGACTGCTCAAAGAAAATCTGCTCCAGCTTTTCGATGGCTTCGTCACTGAAAAAATTCTTTTTCGGTTTGCGACGCCCGCCTTTGTTGCGGTTAGCGACGTTCGGATTAAGGTCTGCCTCGTTGCCGGTCTGGCTGTAGCGGTTTACCCGTGCCAGTCGTTCAATCTGGCGTCCCAGCAGGTCAATTTCCTTGAAGTCACCGCCGGTTTTCTGCGGTTTGATGATGAGCTGGGTCAGCCGCGCTTCCAGGCTCATTTCGACACGGCTGATGGGGGCAACGCTGTCCCAGCCGTCGCGCTGTTTCCAGCTCTGCACCGTCGGGCGTTTCATCTGCAACATGGCGGCAATCTGCGGCACGGAAAACCCCTGCCAGTACAGCAGCGCCGCCTGACGACGCGGGTCGTGTAAAAGAGTGGTGTCTGTGGTGATGGTCATGAATACCTCGCCGTGATGAATACACGGCAAGGCTACTGAGTCGCGCCCCGCGATTCGCTAAGGTGCTGTTGTGTCAGTGATAAGCCATCCGGGACTGATGGCGGAGGATGCGTATCGTCGGGAAACTGATGCCGACATGTGACTCCTCTAATCACTATTCAGGACTCCTGACAATGGCAAAAAAAGTCTCAAAATTCTTTCGTATCGGCGTTGAGGGTGACACCTGTGACGGGCGTGTCATCAGTGCGCAGGATATTCAGGAAATGGCCGAAACCTTTGACCCGCGAGTCTATGGTTGCCGCATTAACCTGGAACATCTGCGCGGCGTCCTGCCTGACGGTATTTTTAAGCGTTATGGCGATGTGGTCGAACTGAAGGCCGAAAAGATTGACGATGATTCGGCGCTGAAAGGCAAATGGGCGCTGTTTGCGAAAATCACCCCGACCGATGACCTTATCGCGATGAACAAGGCCGCGCAGAAGGTCTATACCTCAATGGAAATTCAGCCGAACTTTGCCAATACCGGCAAATGTTATCTGGTGGGTCTGGCCGTCACCGATGACCCGGCAAGCCTCGGCACGGAATACCTGGAATTCTGCCGCACGGCAAAACACAACCCCCTGAACCGCTTCAAATTAAGCCCTGAAAACCTGATTTCAGTGGCAACGCCCGTTGAGCTGGAATTTGAAGACCTGCCTGAAACCGTGTTCACCGCCCTGACCGAAAAGGTGAAGTCCATTTTTGGCCGCAAACAGGCCAGCGATGACGCCCGTCTGAATGACGTGCATGAAGCGGTGACCGCTGTTGCTGAACATGTGCAGGAAAAACTGAGCGCCACTGAGCAGCGCCTCGCTGAGATGGAAACCGCTTTTTCCGCACTTAAGCAGGATGTGACTGACAGGGCGGATGAAACCAGCCAGGCATTCACCCGCCTGAAAAACAGTCTCGACCACACCGAAAGTCTGACCCAGCAGCGCCGCAGCAAGGCCACCGGTGGTGGCGGTGACGCCCTGATGACGAACTGCTGACCGGCGTCAGTCAGTCCGGGAAAACCTTCACGATTAACCCTTAATTTCAGGAAAAACTATGCGCCAGGAAACCCGCTTTAAATTTAATGCCTACCTGTCCCGTGTTGCCGAACTGAACGGCATCGACGCCGGTGATGTGTCGAAAAAATTCACCGTTGAACCGTCGGTCACCCAGACCCTGATGAACACCATGCAGGAGTCCTCTGACTTTCTGACCCGCATCAACATTGTGCCGGTCAGCGAAATGAAAGGGGAAAAAATTGGCATCGGTGTCACCGGCTCCATCGCCAGCACCACCGACACCGCCGGTGGCACCGAGCGTCAGCCGAAGGACTTCTCGAAGCTGGCGTCAAACAAGTACGAATGCGACCAGATTAACTTCGATTTTTATATCCGCTACAAAACGCTGGACCTGTGGGCGCGTTATCAGGATTTCCAGCTCCGTGTCCGTAACGCCATTATCAAACGCCAGTCCCTTGATTTAATCATGGCCGGTTTTAACGGCGTGAGGCGTGCCGGAACCTCTGACCGCAGCAGCAATCCGATGCTGCAGGATGTGGCGGTCGGCTGGCTGCAGAAATACCGCAATGAAGCCCCGGCGCGCGTGATGAGCAAGGTCGCTGACGAGGAAGGTCGCACCACCTCTGAGGTCATCCGCGTGGGTAAGGGCGGTGATTATGCCAGCCTTGACGCACTGGTGATGGATGCGACCAACAACCTGATTGAGCCGTGGTATCAGGAAGACCCTGACCTTGTGGTGATTGTGGGACGTCAGCTACTGGCGGACAAGTATTTTCCCATCGTCAACAAGGAGCAGGACAACAGCGAAATGCTGGCCGCTGACGTCATCATCAGCCAGAAACGCATCGGTAACCTGCCGGCGGTACGCGTCCCGTACTTCCCGGCGGATGCGATGCTCATCACAAAGCTGGAAAACCTGTCCATCTACTACATGGATGACAGCCATCGCCGCGTGATTGAGGAAAACCCGAAACTCGACCGCGTGGAGAACTACGAGTCAATGAACATTGATTACGTGGTGGAAGACTACGCCGCCGGTTGTCTGGTGGAAAAAATTAAGGTCGGTGATTTCTCCACACTGGCTAAAGCGACCGCAGAGCCGGGAGCGTAACCGATGACGAGTCCCGCACAGCGCCACATGATGCGGGTCTCGGCAGCGATGACCGCGCAGCGGGAAGCCGCCCCGCTGCGACATGCAACTGTCTATGAGCAGATGCTGGTTAAGCTCGCCGCAGACCAGCGCACACTGAAAGCGATTTATTCAAAAGAGCTGAAGGCCGCGAAAAAACGCGAACTGCTGCCGTTCTGGTTGCCGTGGGTGAACGGCGTGCTGGAGCAGGGCAAAGGTGCACAGGATGACATTCTGATGACGGTCATGCTGTGGCGTCTGGATACCGGCGATATTGCCGGTGCGCTGGAGATTGCCCGTTATGCCCTGAAGTACGGTCTGACCATGCCGGGTAAACACCGCCGTACCCCGCCGTACATGTTCACCGAGGAGGTAGCGCTTGCGGCCATGCGCGCTCACGCTGCCGGTGAGTCTGTGGATACCCGCCTGCTGACGGAGACCCTTGAACTGACCGCCACGGCTGACATGCCTGATGAAGTGCGCGCAAAGCTGCACAAAATCACCGGTCTGTTTCTGCGTGACGGTGGTGATGCCGCCGGTGCGCTGGCTCACCTGCAACGTGCGACACAGCTCGACTGTCAGGCAGGCGTCAAAAAAGAGATTGAACGACTGGAGCGGGAGCTGAAACCGAAGCCGGAGCCGCAGCCCAAAGCGGCCACCCGCGCCCCGCGTAAGATCCGGAGCGTGACACCGGCAAAACGTGGACGCCCGAAAAAGAAAGCCAGTTAACAACCGAATGCGCCCCGCGCCAGGGCGGCACGCCGGTCAGTGAGGGTGAATCACCTGACACTGCACCGGCGTCCACCGCCCGACTTTTCAGAGGTAGTCATGATGACGCTGATTATTCCGCGAAAGGAGGCTCCCGTGTCCGGTGAGGGTACGGTGGTCATCCCGCAACCGGCAGGCGACGAGCCGGTGATTAAAAACACGTTCTTTTTTCCCGATATCGACCCGAAGCGCGTCCGGGAACGTATGCGCCTTGAGCAGACCGTCGCCCCCGCCCGTCTGCGTGAGGCCATCAAGTCAGGCATGGCGGAGACGAATGCGGAGCTGTACGAGTACCGCGAACAGAAAATTGCCGCCGGTTTTACGCGTCTGGCGGACGTCCCGGCGGACGACATCGACGGTGAAAGCATCAAAGTTTTTTACTACGAGCGCGCCGTGTGTGCGATGGCGACCGCGTCGCTTTATGAACGTTATCGCGGTGTGGATGCCAGTGCGAAAGGCGACAAGAAGGCCGACAGCATTGACAGCACCATTGATGAGCTGTGGCGGGATATGCGCTGGGCAGTGGCGCGCATCCAGGGCAAGCCGCGCTGCATCGTGAGTCAAATCTGATGAAGACCTTTGCGCTACAGGGCGACACGCTCGACGCCATTTGTGTCCGGTATTACGGGCGCACTGAGGGCGTGGTTGAGACCGTGCTCGCCGCAAATCCGGGACTGGCTGAACTGGGTGCGGTGCTGCCACACGGCACCGCCGTCGAACTGCCCGACGTTCAGACCGCGCCCGTGGCTGAAACTGTCAATCTGTGGGAGTAACGCATGACAGCAGAAGAAAAAAGCGTCCTGTCGCTTTTCATGATTGGGGTGCTGATTGTTGTCGGCAAGGTGCTTGCCGGTGGTGAACCCATCACCCCGCGTCTGTTTATCGGGCGCATGTTGCTCGGTGGTTTTGTCTCGATGGTTGCCGGTGTTGTTCTGGTGCAGTTTCCTGACCTGTCACTGCCTGCGGTGTGCGGCATCGGCTCCATGCTGGGTATCGCCGGTTATCAGGTGATTGAGATTGCCATTCAGCGCCGCTTTAAGGGCAGGGGGAAACCGTAATGCCGGTTATTAACACGCATCAGAATATCGCCGCCTTTCTCGACATGCTGGCCGTGTCCGAAGGGACGGCAAACCATCCGCTGACGAAAAACCGGGGCTATGACGTGATAGTCACCGGACTGGACGGGAAGCCGGAAATTTTCACCGACTACAGTGACCACCCGTTCGCGCATGGCCGACCGGCGAAGGTGTTTAACCGTCGCGGTGAAAAGTCCACGGCATCCGGTCGCTATCAGCAGCTTTACCTGTTCTGGCCGCACTACCGCAAACAGCTTGCCCTGCCGGATTTCAGTCCGTTGTCACAGGACAGGCTCGCCATTCAGTTGATCCGCGAACGCGGTGCACTGGATGACATCCGGGCGGGACGCATTGAGCGCGCTATTTCACGCTGTCGCAATATCTGGGCGTCCCTGCCGGGAGCCGGTTACGGTCAGCGTGAGCATTCACTGGAAAAACTGGTCACCGTCTGGCGTACCGCTGGCGGCGTACCGGCTTAAACGGAGTAAACACCATGAAGAAATTATCCCTTTCACTGATGCTGAACGTGTCGCTGGCGCTGATGCTGGCACTGTCCCTGATTTACCCGCAGAGCGTGGCCGTCAGTTTTGTCGCCGCCGGGGCGATTCTGGCGACGGTTATCTGTGTGGTTGCCGGTGGTGTCGGCGTGTATGCCACAGAGTATGTACTGGAGCGCTACGGGCGGGAGCTGTCGCCGGAATCGCTGGCCGTGAAGATTGTCGCGTCGCTGTTTTTGCAGCCGGTGCCGTGGCGCAGACGGGCGGCGGCTCTGGTGGTGATGGTGGCGACGTTTATCTCGCTGGTCGCTGCCGGGTGGATTTTTACTGCGCTGATTTACCTCGTGGCGTCGGTGTTTTTCCGGCTGATACGTAAAGCCTGTCGTCAGCGTCTTGAGGGGCGGGAATTATGTCAAAGCTGATGATTGTGCTGGTCGTGTTGTTATCGCTGGCGGTGGCGGGGCTGTTTCTGGCGAAGCATGAAAACGCCAGCCTGCGCACCTCACTGGACAGGGCGAACAGCGTCGCCAGCGGGCAGCAGACGACCATCACCATGCTGAAAAATCAGCTTCATGTTGCACTCACCAGGGCAGACAAAAACGAGCTGGCGCAGGTGGCACTGCGTCAGGAACTGGAGAACGCCGCGAAGCGTGAAGCACTGCGCGAGAAAACCATCACGAGGTTACTTAATGAAAACGAGGATTTTCGCCGCTGGTATGGCGCTGACCTGCCTGATGCTGTGCGCCGGTTGCACCAGCGCCCCGCCTGCACCGACGCCAGTGATTGTCCACAACGCCTGCCCGAAAGTGAGTCTTTGCCCGATGCCGGGCAGTGACCCGGAGACGAACGGCGATTTAAGTGCCGATATCCGGCAGCTTGAGAACGCGCTGGCACGCTGTGCCAGCCAGGTAAAAATGATTAAACACTGTCAGGACGAAAACGATGCTCAAACCCGACAGCCTGCGCAGGGCGCTGACTGATGCCGTCACGGTGCTGAAAACTAACCCCGATATGCTGCGGATATTCGTGGATAACGGGAGTATTGCTTCCACACTGGCGACGTCGCTGTCATTCGAAAAGCGTTACACGCTCAATGTCATTGTGACCGACTTTACCGGTGATTTTGACCTGCTCATCGTGCCGGTGCTGGCGTGGCTGCGGGAAAATCAGCCCGACATCATGACCACCGACGCAGGTCAGAAAAAGGGCTTCACGTTTTATGCAGACATCAACAATGACAGCAGCTTTGATATCAGCATCAGCCTGATGCTGACCGAGCGAACGCTGGTCAGTGAGGTGGACGGCGCACTGCATGTGAAGAATATCCCGGAACCTCCGCCGCCGGAGCCGGTCACCCGCCCGGTGGAGCTTTATATCAATGGCGAACTGGTGAGCAAGTGGGATGAATGAGTTTAAGCGTTTTGAAGACCGGCTGACCGGACTTATTGAATCGCTGTCACCGTCAGGGCGTCGACGACTGAGTGCCGAACTGGCGAAACGTCTGCGTCAGAGTCAGCAGCGTCGGGTGATGGCACAGAAAGCCCCGGACGGCACACCCTACGCGCCACGCCAGCAGCAGAGCGCCAGAAAAAAGACCGGTCGCGTTAAGCGAAAAATGTTTGCGAAACTTATCACCAGTCGTTTTTTGCATATCCGCGCCAGCCCGGAACAGGCATCAATGGAGTTTTACGGCGGGAAGTCACCGAAAATCGCCAGCGTGCATCAGTTCGGTCTGTCGGAAGAAAACCGGAAAGACGGTAAGAAAATTGATTATCCGGCGCGTCCTCTGCTCGGCTTTACCGGTGAGGATGTGCAGATGATTGAAGAGATTATCCTGGCTCACCTCGACCGTTAGTTGTGCCATTCCCGACACCTCATCGTCACATTGCCGCCGGTATGACCCGGCGGCATCCTTCCCGTTATGAACACTCTCGCAAATATTCAGGAACTCGCGCGCGCACTGCGCAACATGATTCGCACCGGCGTTATCGTCGAAACCGACCTTAACGCCGGTCGCTGCCGTGTGCAGACCGGCGGCATGTGTACCGACTGGCTGCAGTGGCTGACCCATCGCGCCGGACGTTCGCGCACATGGTGGGCACCTTCCGTGGGGGAACAGGTGCTGATTCTGGCCGTGGGCGGTGAACTCGACACGGCGTTCGTTCTGCCGGGGATTTATTCCGGCGATAACCCCGCGCCGTCTGCGTCGGCGGATGCCCTGCATATCCGTTTCCCTGACGGGGCGGTGATTGAGTATGAACCCGAAACCAGTGCACTCACGGTAAGCGGAATTAAAACGGCCAGCGTGACGGCTTCTGATTCTGTTACTGCCACGGTGCCGGTGGTCATGGTGAAAGCATCAACCCGCGTCACCCTGGACACACCGGAGGTGGTCTGCACTAACAAACTGACTACCGGCACGCTGGAAGTGCAGAAGGGTGGGACGATGCGCGGCAACATTGAACACACCGGTGGTGAACTCTCATCAAACGGTAAGGTGCTGCATACCCATAAACACCCCGGCGACAGCGGCGGCACAACCGGGAGCCCTCTATGACAGCGCGTTATCTCGGAATGAATTGCAGTGATGGCCTGACTGTCACTGACCTTGAGCATATCAGCCAGAGTATCGGCGATATCCTGCGCACACCGGTCGGCTCGCGGGTGATGCGTCGTGATTACGGCTCGTTGCTGGCGTCAATGATTGACCAGCCGCAGACTCCGGCGCTTGAGTTGCAGATTAAGGTCGCCTGTTACATGGCGGTGCTGAAATGGGAACCCCGCGTCACCCTGTCATCCGTCACCACGGCGCGCAGCTTTGACGGTCGAATGACAGTTACGTTAACCGGCCAGCATAACGACACCGGCCAGCCACTTTCGTTAACCATCCCTGTGAGTTGAAACCATGCCGATTATCGACCTGAACCAGCTACCCGCACCGGATGTGGTTGAGGAGCTGGACTTTGAAACCATTCTCGCCGAACGCAAGGCGACACTGATTTCCCTTTACCCGGAAGACCAGCAGGAGGCGGTCGCCCGTACCCTGACGCTGGAATCTGAGCCTCTCGTCAAACTGCTGGAGGAAAATGCTTATCGTGAGCTTATCTGGCGTCAGCGTGTGAATGAGGCTGCACGGGCGGTAATGCTGGCCTGTGCCGCCGGTAATGACCTTGATGTGATTGGTGCCAATTACAACACCACGCGCCTGACTATCACCCCGGCAGATGATTCGACCATTCCGCCGACACCGGCAGTGATGGAATCTGACACCGATTATCGTCTGCGTATTCAGCAGGCCTTTGAAGGTTTAAGCGTCGCCGGGTCGGTGGGTGCCTATCAGTATCATGGTCGCAGTGCTGACGGGCGTGTCGCGGATATCTCTGTTACCAGTCCGTCTCCGGCCTGCGTCACCATCTCCGTGCTGTCACGTGAAAATAACGGTGTGGCATCCGAAGACCTGCTGGCTGTGGTGCGTAACGCCCTTAATGGCGAGGACGTCAGGCCGGTGGCTGACCGTGTGACCGTGCAGTCTGCCGCCATTGTTGAATACCAGATAAACGCCACGCTGTATCTTTACCCTGGTCCAGAAAGCGAACCCATCCGCGCTGCTGCCGTGAAAAAACTGGAAGCGTACATCACGGCACAGCACCGGCTGGGGCGCGACATCCGTCTGTCTGCCATTTATGCCGCTTTGCATGTGGAAGGCGTGCAGCGTGTCGAACTGGCTGCACCGCTGGCCGACATCGTGCTTAACAATACGCAGGCGTCTTTCTGCACCGAATACCGCGTCGTGACCGGAGGCTCGGATGAGTGATTCGCGCCTGCTGCCAACCGGCTCATCGCCGCTTGAAGTTGCCGCCGCAAAAGCCTGTGCGGAAATTGAAAAAACGCCGGTCAGTATTCGTGAGCTGTGGAACCCGGACACCTGCCCGGCAAATCTGCTGCCGTGGCTGGCGTGGTCATTTTCGGTCGACAGGTGGGATGAAAAGTGGCCGGAAGCGACAAAACGCGCCGTTATCCGCGATGCCTATTTCATCCACTGTCATAAAGGCACTGTCGGCGCAATCCGGCGTGTGGTGGAGCCGCTCGGCTATCTCATTAACGTAAAGGAATGGTGGGAGACAAACGACCCGCCCGGAACCTTCCGCCTTGATATCGGCGTACTGGAAAGCGGCATCACGGAGGAGATGTATCTGGAAATGGAACGGCTTATTGCCGATGCCAAACCCGCAAGTCGCCACCTTATCGGTCTGAACATTATCCAGGACATTCCCGGCTGTCTGTATACAGGCGGTGTGGTCTGTGATGGTGATGTTATTACTGTTTATCCCGGATAAGTGAGAAACAATGAGCACGAAATTTAAAACCGTTATCACTACTGCCGGAGCCGCGAAGCTGGCAGCCGCCACTGTTCCCGGCGGGAAAAAAGTAAACCTGTCTGCAATGGCTGTGGGTGACGGTAATGGCCAATTGCCGGTGCCGGATGCCGGTCAGACGAAACTGGTGCATGAAGTCTGGCGTCATGCACTGAATAAAGTCAGTGTGGATAACAAGAATAAAAACTATATCGTGGCTGAACTGGTTGTTCCGCCAGAAGTGGGCGGCTTCTGGATGCGTGAGCTTGGTCTGTATGACGATGCCGGAACACTGATTGCGGTATCCAACATGGCAGAAAGCTATAAGCCAGAACTGGCTGAAGGCTCCGGACGTGCGCAGACCTGCCGCATGGTTATTATTCTCAGCAACGTGGCGTCCGTTGAGCTGAGTATTGATGCCAGCACAGTGATGGCGACGCAGGATTACGTCGATGACAAAATCGCAGAGCATGAGCAGTCCCGCCGCCATCCTGACGCCACGCTGACAGAAAAAGGTTTTACTCAGTTAAGCAGTGCAACAAACAGCACCAGTGAAAAGCAGGCTGCAACGCCAAAGGCAGTAAAAGCAGCCTATGACAATGCTGAGAAACGTCTGCAGAAAGACCAGAACGGTGGCGATATTCCAGATAAGGACGCTTTTCTGGACAATGTTGGCGTTACCAGCCTGACGTTTATGAAAAACAATGGCGAAATGCCGCTTGATGCTGATCTGAATACATTTGGTCCCGTTAAGGCTTATCTGGGAATCTGGTCTAAAACTACCTCAACTAACGCAACACTGGAGAAAAATTTCCCGGAAGATAATGCTGTCGGTGTGCTTGAGGTTTTTGCTGCCGGCAATTTTGCAGGTACGCAACGCTTCACCACGAGAGACGGCAATGTATACATACGCAGACTCGCCAATAAGTGGAATGGCTCTGATGGTCCGTGGGGCATATGGCGTCACACTCAATCAGCTACCCGCCCTTTGAGTACGACTATAGACCTGAATACGCTTGGAGCCGCCGAACATCTTGGTTTATGGCGTAACAGTAGCTCGGCTATAGCTTCATATGAACGCAATTATCCAGAGGAAGGCGGCTTTGCTCAGGGGATGCTTGAGATCCTCGAAGGCGGAAATTATGGAAGAACGCAACGTTATACCACTCGCCGTGGAAATATGTATGTCCGCTGCCTTGCGGCAAGCTGGGATGCATCAAATCCGCAGTGGGAACCGTGGTTAAGAGTCGGTCATCAGTCAGAGAGTCGTTATTACGAAGGTGATTTGAATGATGTAACCTCACCAGGTATTTACAGCGTTACAGGTAAAGCGACCAACGGTCCAGTACTGGACGGAAACGGCGTGACTGTACTCGGCATTCTGGAAGTGTTGAGGCGGTTTGATGGTGTTAATGTATGGCAGCGTTATACAACTGCCGGAACAGGTACAACCCTTAAAGGCCGCACCTTTGAGCGCGTCTTTACCGGCAGCTCATGGAGCGAATGGCGGGAAGTCTACACCTCGTATTCACTTCCCCTGAATCTGGGTATCGGCGGTGCTGTGGCAAAGCTCACCAGCCTGGACTGGCAGACCTACGATTTTGTGCCGGGCAGTCTGATAACCGTTAGGCTGGATAATATGACCAATATTCCCGACGGTATGGACTGGGGCGTCATTGATGGCAACCTGATAAACATCGCAGTTGGTCCGAGTGATGATTCCGGTACGGGGCGCTCAATGCATGTATGGCGCAGCACTGTAAGTAAAGCGAACTACCGATTTTTTATGGTGCGTATTTCAGGAAATCCGGGAAGCCGCACGATCACAGCAAGACGAGTACCAATCATTGACGAAGCCCAGACATGGGGCGCGAAACAGACATTCAGTGCTGGCCTTTCTGGTGAACTGTCCGGCAATGCGGCGACAGCAACAAAGCTGAAAACAGCCCGTAAAATTAATAACGTTTCGTTTGATGGAACATCAGATATTAACCTGACGCCGAAAAATATTGGTGCATTTGCTTCAGGAAAAACAGGAGACACCGTTGCGAATGATAAAGCCGTTGGGTGGAACTGGAGTAGCGGAGCCTATAACGCAACTACTGGTGGGGCATCAACGTTAATTCTTCATTTTAATATCGGTGAAGGAAGTTGTCCCGCCGCCCAGTTCCGCGTTAATTATAAGAACGGCGGTATTTTTTATCGTTCTGCTCGTGACGGTTACGGATTCGAGGCTGACTGGTCTGAGTTTTATACCACAACGCGAAAACCTACAGCGGGAGATGTCGGTGCACTGCCGTTATCTGGTGGTCAATTGAATGGTGCTCTGGGTATAGGAACATCCAGTGCTCTTGGCGGTAATTCGATTGTTTTGGGTGATAATGACACGGGCTTTAAACAAAATGGTGATGGTAATCTGGATGTTTATGCTAATAGCGTCCATGTTATGCGCTTTGTCTCGGGAAGTATTCAAAGTAATAAAACCATAAATATTACGGGGCGTGTTAATCCCTCGGATTACGGTAACTTTGATTCCCGCTATGTCCGGGATATCCGGCTTGGTGGTGCTGCCACATACAAACCTGCGAACAATGGCATGACATGGACACATCAGGCACCGTCCGGGTGTGTATATTCCGGCATTATTGTTCAGGATACCGGCTCAAACTCTGCCGATAACATTGGTGGTGTATATTACAGACCGGTTCAGAAATACATTAACGGGACATGGTATAACGTGGCGCAGGTATAATTTATGCAGCATTTAAAAAATATTACGGCGGGGAATCCAAAAACGGTTGAACAATATCAATTGACAAAAGACTTTGATGTTGTCTGGTTTTTTTCAGAAGATGGTAAGAACTGGTACGAAGAACAAAAGTATTTTGCTGATGACACGCTAAAAATAGCGTACGACAAAGATAATATCATCCGCTATGTGGAAAAGGATGTGACAGCTATCAGACCGGATGGATTAAGTGTTGTTGAAGTGGCGGATATTACTGCTAACCGACGGGCGGACATTTCAGGGAACTGGATGTTTAAGGACGGCAAAGTGATTAAACGCATTTATACGGCAGAGGAATTGCTGCAGCAGGCAGAAAACCGGAAAGCCAGACTTCTTGCAGATGCTGAATCCGTGATTTTGCCGCTGGAGCGCGCGGTCAGACTGAACATGGCAACAGATGAGGAGCGTAGCCGACTGGATGCATGGGAGCGTTACAGCGTTCTGGTCAGTCGTGTGGATCCTGCAAATCCTGAATGGCCGGAAATGCCGCAATAAGTTGTATGATCTCTGGAGTGAGCAAACATATCTATGGCACAGAGTAAAGCCTAATCTGACAGGCCGCTCTGTGTCTGGAGTAGATTTTAGTAAAGCATTATTTTATTAGTGCAAATTCTAATCAATACATTTTATGTATATGATATCCTGCAGACTTTAATGACTTGGTTTAGGCTAACCAGATAACACTGAAGGAATATTTTTGATAATTAAGGTGCGGTATGTTTACTAAGCGACGATTAAAAAATATTAACTGGGAGGCAAGTTCAGTGATTCTTGCTATGGTTCTCTTTGTTGGAAATATATTTTATACAAATCATCGTGATGATATAACTATGGAGGCTGAGAGGGACAGTATCAGAACAATGTTTGCATATGAAATCGCTAATAACCATCGCGCTCTCACTTTTCTTGATAAAACGAGATATATTGGCTTTGACGAAAATTCGGAGCATTTTGTTGGCGAGCCTTTTGCCATTAATGTCAAATCATTAGGGGGGCCTCGCTTACAGATTGCATTAAACCAGACTGATAAAGTGTTTAAATCCTACTTCAGCGAATTAAGTAAGCTTGATAAAGAGGATGTTACTCTTCTTATGGACTATTACCATGAGCAAAGCATCCTGCTGGAGCGTGTAAAATCTACGTTACAGAAGATGAAAAGTGGTAATGATATTAAAGTTGATATTGATGGTTACTTATTAGAAGAACACTTCATGAATGAGCTTAATCTTTCTAATATTTTGCTTAAACGCTATAGCCATTTGTTGTCACAACACACCAAAGAACATAAAACAAAAGATTTACATAATTGATAATCTGCTAATGGTTATTCATGGGGTAACTATGTTTTATATGTAATCCAACTCAGATGAATTATTGATTCTGGATAATAACCGCAGAGCGGTATATACCCTGACAGGCAAATGTCCGCTTCTTGTTCAAAGCAGACCGTCAGATTTGATAACTTTTGGGCTATGTAAATTGTCAGTCGGAAAATGAGTGAGTTCAAATCAGGACAGGCGGGCGAATTGCCCGCCTTTTCTTGTGCACAGAAAACCCCCAGCTAGGCTGGGGGTTCCGGAAAGCTTTCAGCTTTAAGCCAGTTATTAAAACCCCTTTTGATTTGTTAAAACACCTTGCGGTCTGGCAACT